CTTATGGAGCAACAGGTAATGCGGCTAGTACTTCTTTAGGTTGGGGTATGGATAGTATCTTACCTAGCATTGCTGGTGTAGACATAAACGGTTTAATGTATAGATATACAACTGTTAAAGATCCAGATGCTGATATGAAAGTACACGTTGGTAATCTTAATGCTAATGGTGATGGATATATCTTCAGAGAAACAGATGATTGGTCGGGGGTAGCTGGTAATACCATTGTAAAGTCGTTTCCAGTTTCAAACATTCCAGCTTCAAATTGGGGTACAGGTTCGATTGAAGTGGAAGGAGAAGGCAGTGTGGAAGATGCAGTTGTTATTTACTCCTACAGGGTAGACAAGTGCTATGATCCACAGTCTGATCCTTCATGTGCTGGTTATGTTAAACCTATGCCTGAGTTACCAGAAGTTATAGTCTATGATGCACTAGAAGATGATGCAGTTACAGATACACTAGAGACTGAAGAGTTTCAGTATGACGAAGATGGTAAAGTTATAGTTGACGAAGAAGAGGAAGAAGAAGACACACGTATAGAGATGGGTCTAACTGCTTCTGATAATGCTCTAACTATATTTAAAGCGCAAGGTCAAGACGACATAATACTGGCTATCAACCAACAAACTAATATTGCTATGTACTACAATGCCAACATAAATGGTGGTACATTAAATGATGCGGCTGGACTACAAGATGGTACAATACCTGACAATAAGAAAGCCCTAAGAAATAATTTAGCACAACAGATACTGCACGAACAGATGGTCGATATGCAGTATAATAAATGAGGTTTAATATGAAGTATCTAGTAACAGCACTCTCACTATTCGCTTTACCTACATTAGCAAGCACACCAATAACAGGTACTGTAGAAGCTAAGTGTGTAATACAAACAACTAAAGATGGGGTCTATGGAAACCCTATAGCTAGTAAGTTAAGCACAACACCTGCTGATGGTGGTGTTCTACCTGTAATCAGGTTTGATGTATCTCTAGCAGACAGCTACACAGCTAACATAACTCACCCTACATCTTTTAGTTCGTCGCCAACTCTTAACGATACAGTTGCATGGACAGGAAGTACAAGTGTTACTAAAACGTCTGTCTCTGGCATGTCAGCCTATGAGGGAGCTAAAGTAGTAGTAGACAACACAACAATCTTTAATCTAACTCTTGCAGGTTCAACATGGTTCTCTACTGCATCAAGTGCAACATATGGTACAGCTAAACCTTTCGTCGGAGGGGTCTATACTGCTCTAGTACAGGCCAGCTGTATTGCTAAGTAGGCTTATAGTACTCTTTCTGTTATGGTCATTTTCCACCTCAGCCCATGAGATGACACCAGCTTATCCTGATGTTAAACCTTCTCATGTAGCTGGGGTAGTTAAAGTAGAGATGTCTCTGTTTAACTCTAGGGAAGAAATAGAATGGTATCAGATAGAGTTGTTTGATTTAAATTGGACGAACATACCCTTTGCTTCCTCATACCGAATTATAAATATAGGATACAAAGAGAGAAAACCTTTTGATGTGTATATACGTAAGGTGGATATGGACGAAGCTGTATACTTATGCACTACGTCAAAAGTAAGAAAGACTAGCAAGTCTAGAACTCTTGTTTCCTCTAAAATATGTTCAAGATTAGATGGTGAACCCGAATGAGATTATTATTTACCCTTTGTTTTGTAGCTAGTTCTGCTGTAGCAGACAGTAGTTCCCTTTCATTAGCATTGCCTAACCCACCCATGAACTATCAGTCAGATTCATTTTCCACTGGTAGTATGAGGTGTAGTAATGCTGTTGGTGGGGGTGTAAACCTTGAGTATGGTGTAACAGGTGTACTGTCAGGTTTAGATACAAATAGTAGGGGTAAAGATATTGGCGTGTATGCTAGGATTGTTATACCTTTAGATAAACCAAAAGCTCGTATAAACTGTGACGATTTATATCAAATAGAATTGGCTCAACGTAGGTTAGAGATACAGAAGTTACGAGATGAACTAGAACAACTAAAGAACCTACAGAGTGCTGGCGGTGAGATGGAGTTTGAGAACTGATGGTTGATACAACTAAGATAGCAGATAACATTGATGGTTTAGCAGACCGTGAGTTTAAGACAGGTGGTATGAAGTTATCGTTTGGATCTATCATGGCTATACTTGCTTTCCTATCTACTATTGTAGGTGGTCTATACGGTGGCTTTGTTTTGTACCAGAAGATAGAAGCAGTCGCTGGCCTTGACCTAGAAGAATATCAACTACAAATGAACATTATGGATGCTAAGGTGACAGGTATATCTGAGAAGGTAGAAGAGTCAGTTGAGTATAGTCGTGATATTAAGAATGGACTAAGGGCTGACATTCTTGGTATAGAAAAACAAACTGATAGAGTAGAAGACATGGTACGTGAGTCAGAAGACAAAGTACGAAAGATGATAGATGATGCAGAAGTTCGCTTTGAGAACCAGAGAGAACGTGTCAGAGTATCACAAAGTGGCTCGATGAAGGAACTCGAAGATAAACTTATGGATAAACTACAAAGGGCATTAGACAACCCCCTTGCAGACTAGGAGATTAGAATGAGTGAGTTTGAAAAAGCAGACTTGGATGGAAACGGTTCAGTAGATAAATCCGAATGGGATGCTTTACTGCTAGACGACAAAAGAATGCAGATAGAAGATGAGAACTCTAAGAGAGATCAACAGCGTAAGATGGTGTGGTTCTCTTTAGCAGGGTTACTACTATATCCTGTTATGATTATTATATGTAACTTACTAGGACAAGAGGTTGCGGCAGATAACTTAACTGCTATTGCTCCTACATACTGTATAGCAGTTGTTGGTATAGTTACAGCCTTCTTTGGTTTTACTAATATTAAGAAGAAGGATGACTACTGATGTTAGGACTAAACTTAATAGGTCAGGTAGCTAATTTAGCTGGTACTATGATCGAAGGTAAGACTGCTGTAAAGAAAGCAGAAGCTGAAACTAAAATGAAAATAGCTACAGGTGAACTTGATTGGGATCTAGCCGCTATGAAGGCTACAGAGAATAGCTGGAAAGATGAGTGGATTACACTTTTGTTCAGTATTCCACTTATATTGGCGTTCTGTGGGGACTGGGGTAATCAAATCGTACAGGATGGGTTTGCCGCCTTATCTAACATGCCAAGCTGGTATCAGTATTCCCTTGGTGGTATTGTGAGTGCTAGTATAGGTATGCGTGGTGTAAGTAAATACTTTGGTGGAAAGAAATAAGCATGAAGAACAACTTTGATAAATGCCTACATATGTTACTTGAACACGAAGGGGGTTACGTAAATAACGTCCACGATAAAGGTGGTATGACTAATTTAGGTGTCACTAAGAGAGTATACGACAAATGGATTGGCAGAGAGTCTACTGAACAAGAAATGAGAGACTTAACTCCAGATGATGTAGCTCCTATCTACAAGAAGAACTACTGGAATCGAGTTAAAGGAGATCAGCTTCCATCGGGCTTAGACTGGGCGTGCTTTGATTGGGCTGTGAATTCTGGATCAGGTAGACCTGCTAAAGCTGTACAACGTGCTGTAGGAGCGACACCTGATGGAGCTATAGGACCACAGACGTTAGGTCTTATAATGGAGAAAGACCCTAAGTTTATAATTGATTATGTGTACACTGTACGTAAATCTTTTTATGAGAGCTTAGATGACTACAAACATTTTGGTAGAGGGTGGAGTAGAAGAAACACTGAGACACTACATCAAGCTATGAAAATGGCAGAAGAGTAAACAAAAGAAAAGCCGTAGGTATCCACTCAAGGACGCCTACGGCTTTTTTGATTCTATATTTCCACTGTGGGGTTACTTAACACCTACTGCATCCATAGTAATTGCTAGACCTTCGAATAGAGTTTTTATATCTTGATTTAGCTTAGATATGATCCACACTAAGTATACAGACAAAGCTAGATTACCTAACAGTATCCCTTCGTTTATTGTCATTTATGTTTCTCCGCTAATGCTTCATTCATACGTTTAAGATACCACTGTGCTTTGTTCATATCCTCAACAGGGTTAGCTTTATATCTGTATCTATGTTGATACTTAATCATGTTACCATGACAGTAAGCTATGAACCCATCAAGACCTAACACTTGTCTAATGTAGTCAATACATTCTATACCTTCTTGGTTGTAGTGAGCAGGTTTGTTAACTGGGTCGAAG